TACGCAAGCAACTCGTGGCAAAGGTCCCTTAGTCCACAAAGTCATCTCTACTATCGTATCGAGGTCCAGGGGGGCAATCCATTGTCCGTTGAGGTGGAGGAAGCCTCTCTTAAGTAGAGAAACATCCTTCAAATCACGGAGAGTGTAAACAGTGTCGTTTTTGGCTTCATTAGTATAATTTAATCCAAATTGTTTCATATATGCAGTTATCGTTTGCTGATTGAAAATAGAACGCATCCGTGGGTGTACATTAAGAACGCCATCATCACCATAGGTGACCATGGTAACATTCTCTCTGAAATCACACACAGGAGGCATTCCATTCTCAATCTTAGCAGTCAAATAACACACACGGAACATAATCATCTGAAAGAGTGAATTAATGAAAGTTGTCATTGGGTTTCCGGATGGTTGGGAGTGGGTCCATTGTATAACATGACCACGGCAGATCACCAGCGCATTGCAGCATTCTTCGAAAAGAACACGGCGAACGCGCTGATTTTCTTCGCTGTCGTTATACCAACGATTAATTATAGCAAGCGCTACCCACAGAACTTTCTGTAAGAGTGAGCCATCAAAATTCCCGAAATCACCAGCAACAAATCCTCCATCTCCAAAAGCGAGGAGGACTTTAGCTAGTAAATCCCATTCAGTATTGGAATCTAATCCAACGATAATTTCATTATCAATACGATTATGCATACAATCGGCAATAAAGTCACCGAAGTATTTGCGGCAAGTAATAGTGAAATCCATGGGGGCGGCAGTGAAAACACGTGTTTTCAGATCGTCAACTTTTGCTTTTGGGCGTCGCTCATCTTTTAAGGTCGCAACGTAAAAGGTCGGGTGTCGTTCATTATTCTTGGCAGCTTCAATGCGAGCTTCTACAGCTGCTTTGAGTTCAGGGTTGTCGGTACAATAGTCATCGGTCAGTTTTCCATCTTCGTCAGTCTTTGAAAGCCATGTTGTCTTACCTGGAAATCCTTTTGTCTGGGTTTGAGTCCAGGGGAATCCAGGTGAGGTTTTGCGGATAAGGCCGTTAATATATTCATCATCGTCCACACCAGCAATAGCTTCCTCATACGTTAAAACACGGGGTTCTAAATCGCCTGATAATCCTTTAAGAAGATTAAAGACGTCATTGGCAGCACGGTCAAGGAGGTCATCGGATACATCAGCTTGGGTTCCAGCAATTTTCTTTAAACCTTTCAGCAAAGGATCTCTCCTATTACCCTCCTCATCTACAACTGTTGGG